GGACTCCTTGGTACGCGGAGTGATCCCAGCACGAAACGCCTGCAGTTCTAGGTTCTGAAATATTTTAGACATGTGCGCTTCCGTTAAAATTCGTATTTGTATTTATACGTTATTTTTTCTTTTTTCTAAACGGAGGCAATTTCTTGAGTGGTTTCTTGGTACGCATACGTTGCGTAGACTTGGGCATGATACCCATAGCGGTGAGTTCGTTCTCTGTCCAGATCTCAAAGTGGTACCCACGGTCGTCTGCATATTGCTTTGCAGCCTTCCACTTGGATTGGTTCTTGATGTAGGTCAGACCCTCGTTCAATAGAGTCTGACGGGATTTCCCTTGCTTACGTTCAGGTCGCTTTGTCTCTTTGGCAGGTTTGACCTCAACGAGTACAACGCGTCCTGATTTATACTTGATCACGAAGTCTACAAAGTATCGGTGAGGTTTCTTGTCGGTCTCGCAGATATAGGGTATGATAAGATCTTCTGACATCCATTCGACCACATCCGAGTTCTCATCGCACCACTTCATGACATGACGTTCCCACCCCGATCGGTAGACGACATTGTCAATGTCACCCGCGTACTTGAATGCGTTCTTCGGTTTGTATCTGCCTTTGTAAGTCTTCATTCGAATTTCGAGTATAAATAGTCTAACGATATTTATAGATTGGGTTATGCGATATGGCAGACACTACAAAAACAACAGTCGATTATTCAGAATATAGTTCCGAGTCTATTGATGATATGATTGAGGATATAGCTGCTGAGTCAAAATTGCAGTATCCGCTTAAAAACGATGGTCACAAAGCAAAAATAGATTTTAATATAATGCAAGTTATCTCACCCGTTTCCATAGGTAACGAAGGCGGCGAACATATCAAAGAGGCGAACGAGTCTTTTAAAGCAGCGAAAGACGCCAACAGGAGGTCCAGAGAAGCGAAGAATAAATCTAATACACATCTTAACCGATCTAAGACTTTAGGAAAACTAAAAGATGACGCCGAAGCACAAGCTATATCAAGAGCATTGGAGCAATCATCAAAACGAAATTCTGCCGCCGCTAAAAAGTTAAAAGAAAATTCATTGAAGCATTCTACTGCGGGAAAGGAATCCTTAAAAGAAGCATTCGATGATTTCACATCATCTTCAAATTTTACCGATAGAAAGGTCATAAAAAGAGACGGTGTTCCTACCATACAACTATACCTACCTGTTGCGTTTCAGCAAAACGATAGTTTTTCTATCCCTGGAACAGAGTTGGGTCTACTCGGTGCAGGTGCGCTTGCGGGGATGAATTCTGGAAGTGGTCTGCTTAAGTCCACCATGGATCAGTTCTCACAAGGGTTGGGAAGTGTATTTGATATGGCGAAGGGAAACTTGAACGCATCACAAGCTGCTGTAGTTACCGCGAGACTGGCAAGTAAATTCACGCCGTCTGAAGTTGCTTCAGCGTTTTCTCTCGCCGCAGGTGTTACAGTAAACCCTAATTTACGAAGTGTCTTCAAAGGTGTGAACTTGCGTGAGTATTCTTTCCAGTTCAAGTTTTTGCCGAAATCTAAGAAAGAGGCAGAAATAGTCGAGAAAATAATCAGAACCTTTAGAACATACTCATATCCAGAAGTGATCGATATGGGACCAGTTGCTGCCGGATACAAATACCCTGACCTGTTCAGTATTAGTGTTTATGTTGAGCAAAAGGTAATGGTCGAAAAGGTGGATGAAGAAGGAAATAAGACCGAAGTAGAAGAAACTAAACAGGTTCTTGTTGGTAACAAAATCAAAGATTGTTACCTACGATCTGTTTCCACTAACTATAACGCATCTTCTATGGCATTCCACCCAGACGGTCGCCCAGTTGAGATAGACTTATCGCTAAACTTTGTTGAAGAAGAAACTATCAGCAGAAGAGATGTTAAGGACGGTTACTAATGTCATACTTCCGAGAATTTCCAAAAGAGTTTTATCAGTTCGCGAACGGAGATACCGCACTCATGCAGAATATTTCTCTGTACGTTGAGATCATAGATCAATTAAAAGAAAACTCTGCGTTCTATCAAGACTTCTACATACGAGATGGCGAACGTCCAGACAATGTCTCACATAGATTGTATAATAACCCTACATTACATTGGACGTTCTATCTAATGAACAACCACATACGCGAACAGGGGTGGCCGTTGACTCAAACAGCAATCATAGAGAAAGCGAAAGAAGACTTTCCTAACGTTACGTTAAACACCCAAGACGATATTGATATGTTTTCAAAAGTAACGAAAGTCGTATCACAAAGCGGTGCTACTGGTAGACTTATACGTATCGATACAAGCATGGGTCAAGTTGTCATAGACCCTATTGACGATTCTGAGTTTGTTGCTGGCGATACTATATCAGACCTTGATGGTATTGTTACACAAACACCAACGTTGATGTCTGTTAATAGTGAATACCTTTCTGCTCACCACTATGTAGATAGTGAGGGCAACCTTACAGACTACCGAACCAAAGATGGTTGGAATACTGGTCTATTTGAAATGACAAACCTTGAATACTATCAGAAACAGAATGAAGACTCAAGGCAGATCCGCGCGATTAAACCAAGTTCAATCGCTACAGTCACTTCTATGTTTGCTAGAGCGGCTAGGTCATAATGAGCGGTCCATCCGAATACAAAACACACATTGCACTTTCGAGCGTTGAGTTTGAAGTTATAGATGGCATACCTGTTGAGATTGCGCCTAGTGTGCTTGATCTAGATTTCTTCGAACACATAGACAAACCCTACCTCACAGCAGTAATGAGTTTTGTAAGTTTCGATGCTTCAATTGACTTTCTGGGTATTGACGGTGGCGAAAGAGTACGGATTGAGGTGATGGTGCAAGAAGAAGATGACCACAGTTGCCGAAAACCGGAGTTAATCAAGAAGACATTCTACTTAGACAAGTTGATTAAATCTGAGAAAATTAAAGACGATCAGGAACAATACGTCGCCCATCTAATCGAAGATATTGCGTTCCTTTCTAAGACGACGAATATCAACCGGGCTTACTCAGGTAGCGGGAGTGATATCATTTCTAAGATTTCAAACGAGTTCTTAAAAACCGATGAGGAAGGCGAGACTAAAAAGATTGATATGTATGGTGACGCAGAACAAGATTCTATGAAGTTGATCGTCCCTAATATGAACCCTATTGAGTCTATACACTGGGTGAAAAATCAACTAGCGACCAATCAAGGATTTCCACTTTACTTGTATTCTTCTTTCATAGGAGAAGAACTTCAACTGGTTGATCTAGGGTATCTGTTGACTCAACCAGTTGATAACTGGGACGTCCCCTTCACTTTCTCTGAATCGACTATCTCTAAATCTGATCCGACACAGAAACTTCATAGAAGGACCATCCTTAGTTACGAGTCTCGAAATACTTCCGATATGTTTTCATTACTTGACAAAGGATTGATAGGCGCTGACTACACTTACATCGATGTGACAAAGAATCAAAGAAACGAATTCGTGTTTGATGTTGAGTTAGATGTTAACAAAAAATTTAAATCTAAGAAGATAGTCAAAGAGAAAGCAAACATCGACACATTCCAATATGATTGGATGCGAAGTGAAACTCCAAGAACAAGATCTATTACCCAAATAGGTGGGACATCTTCTTACAAGAACTGGACATCTTTGTCAGAGAACGAAGATGTTGCTTCATATAAGAATAAAGTTACTGCACGGTCTATGGCAAATGTTGTCACAAAAGACCCTATCCTTATTTCAGTCAACGGGCAAGATTTCTTCGACGGTAAGACGAATAGATCTATCGGAAGAAAGATAAGGGTGATGTTCGTTAAGAACGATAAGGTGCCAGAGGGTGAAGAATCGAATAAAGAGACTCTCTTCGACAAGAAAAAGTCAGGTGACTTCCTCATCTATGCCTGTAAGCACTCGATACGACAAGAGGGGTACACTGTCTCTATGTCTCTCGTAAAAGTTGATGTTGACTCACCAGAGGTTACTTTGATATGATACCAAAGAGTTTTATTGATTACTATGGCGACCAGACTCGATGGTTCTTAGGCGAGGTTGTCAACATCGCAGACGATCCCCTGAAGTTGGGTCGTGCACGCGTACGTATTTTCGGTGTGTACGATGAGATCGAAGAAGAAGATCTACCATGGGCGCAGATTGTTGTTCCAGTGACACACTCTGTCAACCGAGGCAATGGACAGACTTTGGGTCTGTTGGTCGGCGCACAGGTGTTTGGTATATTCTTAGATGGACAGAACTCACAGTTGCCTTTGATCGTTGGATCAATCCCGAAAGAAGGTGACTCTCAAGTAAAGTCTAACGAAAACTACCCTCACAACAAAGTGTATGACACTATCAGTGGTCACTATAAAGAGTATGATGATACGCCAGAGAAAGAACGCATCAAAGAGTATCATACTAGTGGAACTCACTGGGAGATAACCAACGACAAATTTACTATCAAACATAACTCTGGTGCAAGTATTATCATGGATGAAGACGGCAATGTCAACATCACTGCCTCTGGTGATGGTGAAGTCAAGATCAACGGTAAATCAATTAGAATCAACTCATGATAGAACTTCCTTGCAGCGACTCTACTTTGCCTTCAAAGGCAGACTTTGTCAATCTATTCAATCAGATTGCAGAGATCCCTACAGAACTACAATTGCAAGTAGAACAATACAAGACTCAGATAGAATCAAAGGTCAATGACGCCGAGAAAAAACTGAAAGGTCTGTCACTTGAAGAGATCGAGAAAGGCATAGACGAAGAGATAGGTAAAGCAGAACTACAAGTAATAGAAGAGATCGAAAGCAAGATCGAAGAACTCGAAGATATCATGGAAGGTATCGCAGATCTACTCTCCCCATACTGGAAGAAAGGTCGTATAAGGGACTGGGAGAAAGAGGCAGAAGATGCCATCGAAGAATTGATACAAGAGTTTCATATCTTTATCCCTGTCAAGATCATGGAGTTGATCAACAAGATCATACCTATATCTTTCGAAGTCGATATATTGGGGTTGTCAATTGATGTCCTCAAGATTACCGACCCAGCATATCAAGAAGAGTTGATCAATCAGATATCAGGATATACAGACGAATACTTTGCCAAACTAGAACAACTAGAAGCAGACTTCAAGAGCGGTAAGTTAGAACAAGACGCATACGACAGTGCAAGAGGCATGTTGAATGACGAAGCGGCTAAAGTACTAGACGCGATTTACAAACTAGTGCCAGAAGAACTGCGGTACTATGATGGTGAGTTCGGTCTGGTCGTCAACGAGTATAAGGCGAAACTCACTTGGAAATATATCAAGGGCGAGATCATGGACTGGTGTACCATGACTCTGTTCAAGTTATTCGAAAAACTTATTGATTTGTTTGATGAGATCTGGGACGCATTAGGGTTGCCCGATCTACCGATTCCGTTATCTCTTGATATGGGAGAATGGATTCGTGCAATGGTTGATCTCGCGAAAGAAAAAATGGATCGTGAGATACAACGAATAGAAGATCAAGCGAAAGAATTGGAACAAAAGGCAGAACAATTACAAGAAGACATCGAGAACTTTGATGCGCAAGAAGAGATAAGCAAGGTCAAGCAACAGATGGTCGATGAGATCATGAACCTAAAGGTCCCACTACCTTCTCCGTTCGACATCTCACTGAAAGAGATACTAGGCGGCGACATTGATAAGACAGTGGTCTCTATCGAACAAGAGATTGACAAGTTGGTCGCCGCAGCGAAAGAGTGGAAAACGATCGTTATGAAAGAGTTGCTCTTTTTATGGGTCAAGGTAATCAAAAAGTTTTTGGACCTGATAGGTCTTGGTAAACTACTTGATTTCTTAACATTGTCTTTCTGTGATGTTCTTGAGTTATTAGGGGTGCCGACTTCATTCGATATTACTTTACCTGAATTACCTGAACCAACCTTAGAACTTTCTGTATAAATACAAATAAAAGAGTTTCACGACATGGGTAAGCAATTCTCAATTGAAGACGGCAATCTAAGTAATGCGCCAATCACCACATCGGTAAGGCGCACTAACTCAGATATAGATTGTTCGTTTGAACGAAACGTATATACGAACGACGTTCATAAGAAAACGGAAGCAGCTGCCGTTCGTCAGTCAATCAAGAACCTATTGATGACCAATCGCGGTTCGGTTCCATTTAAACCTGTATATGGCGGTAATTTAGAGTCGTTCTTGTTTCAATTAGACACAGAGATTGAAACATACGATATTGAAGAAGCCGTGAGAACTCAGATAGAACTATTTGAACCTCGTGCAGTACTCCGACGTGTGACTGCAAACATTCAAGGTGATTACAATTCAGTTTCTCTTACTATTGTCTTTCAGGTGATCAATACACCTAAAGTTGTAACGATGGAACTTGCAATATCAAGGGCGAGATAAATGACAGTCAATACAAGTGATCTAGACTTCATAAACATTAAAAGTAAGTTAAAGTCTTATTTTAAAAACACATCCGAATTCAAAGACTATGACTTCGATGCGAGTGGATTGTCTAGCATCCTAGATGTTCTTGCGTACAATACACACATTAACGCATTAATCGCCAACATGGCAATCAACGAGTCTTTTCTATCTACATCGCAACTAAGATCTTCTGCTGTTGGTCATGCTGAAGCATTAGGGTACACTCCTAGGTCTAAGTCATCATCCATAGCAGTGTTAAACGTTACAATTTCAGACCCAGGCGGGATTACAGAACAAGAGACGATTCCTGCCCGAACTCCTTTCGTCACTGCTATTGACGAAACTGCGTTTTTATTCTATACTAATCAGAATTATACTGCATTAAGAAACGAGAACGATGAGTTCGTAT